GTGGTACACAATTTCTTGTTATTTATCAGCTATTTATATTAATGTGTACCATGTGTACCACCAAAACAATAAAAATAAGACCTAAAAAACAGGCATGTATATTTTTTTGTTTCTGTAAGTATGTCCAAAAGACATGGTACACGTGGTACACGCGGTACACATAACTGTAAGTTGTTGAATGTTAAGGGTTAAATGTGTACCGGGTAGATGATTTTACATGGTACACATGTGGTACACATTGAAAATGTATGGTTATCTACCCGTGGCCGCGAGACAGCTGTCATTTGTCAAGAGACAATTGGCACTTGACCTTTGTTAGTTAGCAGTTACTAACTATCAGGTGACAATTATCAGTTGTTAATTGCCACCTGGCGTCCGTGGGGGCACACAAAGCTCGCGTCAGTGGCACACTTATGCACATCCCCCAGCGCCCTTAGAAAAAATCGCGAGGGCCGAAGCCCCCGCTTGCATGTGTATCTCCTTAACCTAGTAATGCCATATAAACGGGGATGCAAGCCAGTAATGCTATCCAAACAAGCGCCCAACCTACGATTTCAATAACCTTACAAAGTGTATTCATATTAGAACTCCTTGACCCCTGACAGTTGCCAAGGGTCAATTGATAGTTGTTAGTTAATAGATTCTGCTATCTCTTCGACATCGCCATCGATATCAACGATTGCTATGGTAAGTGCAAGCATGAATGCATCGCTTGGGTTCTCCTTCACCCAGTTAATCGTATTCCCGAATGCGCCTTTGGCATCGGCTAGTAAAGCGCCAGCTGTTTTCTTAGCCTTGTTGATGCGGCGGGTTCTCTTTGCTTTCTGTGCTTTAGTACTTTTGAGTTTGAGCATTGCTAACTCCTGTTAGTTAATAGTTGATAGTTGTTAAGTTAGTAACTCCTACTAACTTATTAATACATCCGACTTGCGAGCGAGCGTAGCGAGCGAGCTATGAATGGTTAGCTAATATCTAACAGTCGCCGGTCTGATTTTGAAACAAGGTTCCAATTGGTAAATCGAAAACAAGGTTCCAAAAAGGTAAAAAGGGGAAACGGGGCGGCAAACTAGCGAGAGGGGTATGTACTGAGTGAGCAATTTAGCCCACTGTTTTCAAAAAAATTTTCCCAAAAAATTTTTATAAATCATTTTTTTACGTTATTGTTCTGACCCATGACTGAAAAACGAACTTGTAAAATCTGCAAAAAGTCGCTACCTAGCACTCAATACTCGATGCGAGAGGGCTATCTGTCGCTAACATGTAACAAATGCTCTCAGCGACAACGCAACATACGAATCAGTGCTACCCCCGACTCTTACCTCCGTGTTGTATTTAATAGTGCTAAGCACCAAGCAACTTCTGGGAAGCGCAAGAAAGACTGGACCTTAGAGGTAGAAGATATCTTTGAGATATGGGCTAAGCAGGAGGGCAAGTGCGCTTTATCGGGCGTACTGATGACTTACGCAAGGGACGGGCAGGGCAGCAAAGATCTGAATGTATCCATTGATCGTATTGACCCAACGCTAGGATATGTTACTGGCAACGTACAGTTGGTGTCTTATCGAGTAAATCTTATGAAGCACACCCTGACGGAAGACGTTTTTTTCTGGTGGGTCAGAAATTTATATAATTTTTCTTGCTAGTAGGCGGCGGTCGAACTAATATACCCCAATGAGTAATGTCGAAGTATTGTGCCTGTCGGGACTAGAGCATGCAATTGTCGGTTATCAAGTGACAGCTGACAAGAATGCAGGGTTAGTTTACGACTACGAAAAGACAGTTACGGAGTTACAAGACCGAGGTTATGACGAAGAAGAGATCGAAGAATTCTTTGAAAACATACGAATGCTGCCTTTTCCGGGGCCATTGCCTATTTTTGTTAAGGTAGACTCAACATTAGGTGGTGCTGTTGCTGAAACAAAACCCATTATCCACGATGACCGAGACCCAACCTACCACTGAGGGGCTTATGCCCAGCAGTGAGTTCCAATCTCATATGCCTTATGCAGGGCTACAGCACAATGCGCTCACGATTCAGCAAGAAAAGTTTGTCCAATACGTGTCATCTGGCATGACATACGCGGCAGCTGCCAGGGCATCGGGGTATACAAACCCCGAAAGAGCCTATGAGTTGGTAAAAAATCCCAAAATAGCGCAGGCCATCGACTATTTTCGTGCCCAGATGCGTGAAGAGGTCAAATTCAACGTAGTAAACGCCCATTCTATGTACATGGATGCCTACGCGCAGTCGGCAACTGCTACTGAAATGAAGAATACGGTGGATTCGCTAGTAAAATTGCACGGTTTGGCCAAAGACAACCAGCCACAAACACAGGTTAACGTGCAGATTAACAATATTAAACAGCTTGAGCGCCTGACTGACGAAGAATTGCTCAAGATTGTTGGTAAGGATATGCAGTACTTAGAGCCAGTTGCGGATGGAGATACCGAAGAGGCAGTGTAAGAGCTGTAAAAATGTCCACCCTGAGACATTAGTCAGCGATTACGGTGTATGTGTGTACTGCAAAGCGGCAGAGGCTGAGGCTCCCCCTGAGAAAAAGGAGGAAAAGTCTGACCCTAACGAGTTAGCCCGTGCTGAATTAGCGGCTAGGGTGCTAACTCGTAAGCGCATGTTACCGTTTGTAGAGCGGTTTAACCCAGATTATATCGCGGGTTGGGTACACAAAGACATTTGTAGGCGTTTAGAGCAGTTTTCAAAGGATGTGGTGGACAAAAAGTCGCCCCGATTGATGCTTTTTATGCCGCCACGGCACGGGAAGTCCACACTAGCTAGTGTATCTTTCCCAGCTTGGCATTTGGGACGTAACCCGGATCACGAGTTTATTAGCTGTTCGTACTCTGGCAGCTTGGCCATGACATTTAGCCGTAAGGTTCGTAACTTACTGCGTGAGCCGAGCTATAAGACAACTTTCAAGACTCGGTTAGACCCTGAGTCCCAGAGTGCTGAGGCGTGGCTGACCTCTGTTGGTGGTGGTTTTGTTGCGGCTGGTGTCGGCGGCGGTATTACGGGTAAGGGCGCTCACGTTTTGGTGATCGATGACCCCGTAAAGAACCGCGAAGACGCAGAGTCACAGCATAACCGTGACGCCACATGGGATTGGTACACCTCAACGGCTTATACCCGCCTAGCTCCAGGCGGCGGGGTGTTAGTTATTTTAACCCGTTGGCATGACGATGATCTTGCTGGCCGGTTGTTAGCTAACGAGGCCGCAGGTGACGAGTGGGAGGTAGTGCGCTACCCGGCTATTGCCGAAGAGGACGAAGAGTTCCGCAGCTTAGGTGAGCCGCTGCATGGCGAGCGCTACGATCTTGAAGCGCTAGAGCGTATTCGCAAGGCGGTAGGGCCGCGTGATTGGTCTGCTCTTTACCAGCAGAACCCTGTTGCTGAAGATGGTGACTACTTCAGCCGGACGATGGTTAATTACTACAAGCCGGAAGATATTGCTAATCACGGCATGCGTTTTTACTGCGCTTGGGACTTGGCAATTGGCAAGCGGGACCGTAACGACTATTCCGTGGGAATGGTTGTTGGTGTCGATGAGTATGACAGGATCTATGTAATGGATGTTGTCAGGGGTCGTTTCGATGGTTTTGAGCTAGTCGAAAAGATTCTTGACCTTTACGAGATGTGGAAGCCCTCTATCATAGGGATAGAGAAGGGCCATATAGAAATGGCGCTTGGTCCGTTCCTAGAGAAGCGTGTCCGAGAACGCGGGCTTTACGAAGCCTACTTTAAGGATCTTAAGACAGGGCGAAGAGATAAGGAAGCTAGGGCGAGGGCCATCCAGGGTCGTATGCAGCAGGGGATGGTGTTTATCCCGGAGAATGCTGCTTATACCGAGTCCTTAGTTTCAGAACTATTGCGTTTTCCTAACGGGACGCATGATGACCAAGTAGATGCTTTGGCATGGATAGGTTTGATGATGACAGAATTTGCGGTCTATCAAACGCCAATAGAGCATGTTCCTTCATGGCGGGATCGACTTATGTTCCTGGCCAAAGGGAACCGTAAAAAATCAGCGATGAGTGCATGACATGGCAAAGAAACTATCCGCAGAACAAGAGCACGTTATTTCCTCCACGCAGTGGGACCGTTATACCCGCGCTAGGGATAATGGTCATCTTGACTATATCGATGTAGCTAAGAAATGTGATAGCTACTATAGGGGCGAGCAGTGGGATTCTGAGGACATTAAGCGTCTAGACGCTGAAGGTCGTCCGGCGCTGACAATTAACACGATACTCCCGACAGTTAACACTGTGCTAGGTGAGCAGAGCACCCGCCGTGCTGACATTAAGTTCAAGCCCCGCCGTGGTGGGTCAGCTGAAGTTGCTGAGGTGCTGACCAAGCTGTACATGCAGATAGCTGACAACAATAAGCTGGACTGGGTTGAGCAGCAGGTATTCTCTGACGGTCTGATCCTTGACGGGCGTGGTTACTTCGATGTGCGCATCGACTTCTCAGACCATCTTGAGGGCGAAGTCCGTATCACCGCCAAAGACCCGTTGGACATATTGATTGATCCAGAAGCCAAAGAGTATGACCCTAAGACTTGGAACGAGGTATTTGAGACTCGGTGGATGACCCTTGATGAGATCGAGGAGCTATATGGCAAAGAAAAAGCTGATAAGCTGATCTTTATCGCCGAGAACGGTAACAGTTTCGGGCATGACTCTATTGAGTATGAAGAGACTCGTTACGGTACGCTAGAAGAAACTGACAACGCCTACCATTCCAGTGTGCAGGGTGAAGACGAGTATCGTAAAGTCAGGGCGCTACGTGTCATTGAGCGCCAGCATCGTAAGCTTACTAAGTCTGACTTCTTTGTTGACCCCGATACTGGCGATCAACGTCCGACACCTGAGAACTGGTCTGCTGCTAAGACTAAGAAGTTTGCTAAGCAGTATGGTCTATCTATTATCAGTAAGGCCGTGCGCAAAGTCCGCTGGACGGTAACCTGCGACAAGGTCGTTTTGCACGATGATTGGTCTCCCTACACAGACTTTACGATTGTTCCTTTCTTCGCCTATTTCCGTAGGGGCCGTCCTTTTGGCATGGTGCGTAACCTGTTGTCCCCGCAGGAGCAGCTGAATAAGATTGCCAGTCAGGAACTGCATATCGTCAATACCACGGCTAACTCTGGCTGGATGGTTGAGAGTGGCTCACTGGTGGGTATGACCGTTGATGACTTGGAAGAGCACGGGGCCGAAACAGGTCTGATTGTCGAGTATGCCCGTGGTACTGCGCCACCTACTAAGATACAACCTAACCAGATACCCACTGGCTTGGACCGCATAAGCCAGAAAGCAGCGGCTAACATCAAGACTATCTCTGGTGTTAACGACTCTATGCTGGGTTCCGACTCCGCTGAAGTATCCGGTATTGCCATTCAAGCTAAGCAGAATCGTGGCGTAGTCATGATTCAAGTTCCGCTGGATAACCTGCGTAAGACAAGGCAGTACCTAGCTGAGCATATTCTGCGTCTGGTGCAGCAGTTTTATACGGAGCAGCGCATCATACAGATTACTAACGAGGATGACCCTCTGAAGTCCCGTGAGGCTATGGTCGTAAACCAGATGACCCCAGAGGGCACTGTTGTTAATGACCTTACTATTGGCGAATACGATGTCATTGTAGCTACCGCTCCTGCAAGGGACAGCTTCGATGAGGTTCAGTTCGCAGAGGCCATTAACCTGCGTCAGGTAGGGGTTGCTATACCCGATGACGCTATTGTTGAATACAGCCACTTGTCTAGAAAAGGCGAGCTGGCTAAACGGATTCGTGAACTGACCGGCATGGAGCCGCCTACGCCTGAACAGGCAGAAATGAGCGCTTACCATCATCAGCTTGAAATGCAGCAGATTGAGCTACAGATTCAGAAGATGCAGGCAGAGGTTCAGAAACTCCAGAGTGAAGCAGCTGTTAATGTGGCTAAGACACAAGATGTCGCAGACGTTGAGCCACAGCTTAGAATGGCTGAGCTGCAAACTAAGATGGAGATCAAACAGATGGAGCTGGATCTACGAAGAGAACTTGCGGCTTTGACCAATCAAACTAGGACTGGGGCGCAGGAAACCCAAGCTGCTGCGAAGCTTGCTAGTGTAGCAATGCAACAGGCAGGAAGAAACACAACAAACCAATGAGGATAGCTTTATGGCTGAAGATAGGAAAGAGGATCTTGAATTTGAAAGGATGCCAGGGTCAGACCCGATAGAAGATGCAGAGCCGGGTTTTGATTTCAATTTTGGTCTTGGCGAGGAAGAAGCTGCGCAACCAGAGCCAGAGGTAGACGAAGCTGAAGCCGTATCAGAGCCTGAAGAAGAGGAGTCTGAAGAAGAGGAAGTTGAAACCACCTCCGAAGCGGAAGAGCAGCCTGAAGAAGTAGAGGAAGAAGAGCCTGTTGCAGAGGTTGAGGAAGAGCCTGTTGCTGAAGTCGAAGAAGAGCCTGTCGCTCAGGAGACTACCAAAGAGCAGCCAATGATTCCTAAGTCTCGTTTTGACGAGGTCTTGCAGAAGCAGAAGGCATTGCAGAAGCGCCTAGACGAGATACAGGCGGCTGAGGAGAAAGCTCAGCAGAAAGCTAATATTCCTGACTATGACTTCGAAGCTAAAGAGCGTGAGTATCAGAACCTAGTTCTTGATGGCGAAGTTGATAAAGCAGCGGCAGTTCGCAACGAGATTAGGCAGGCTGAGCGGGATCGCCTTACAGCTGAGCTGAAGGAGGAGATCACTCAGAACGTACATCAGAACCAAGAAGCTATCCTGCTCCAGCAGGCAGCTGATATTCTTGAGGCTGAGTACCCCGTGTTTGATCAGAATTCGGCGGACTATAACGAAGACTACACGCAGGAAGCTATTAAGCTTCGTGATGCTTTCATCATACAGGGTGATTCAGCGGTTGACGCTCTGAACCAAGCATCTAAGTTCGTTATAGATAAGTATGGTCTTAGCACCCCGGCCCCGGAAGCGCAGAATACGTTGACTTCTAAGGTCGCTCCTAAGAAAGTTGTCGATGAAGTTGCTAAGAAGAGAGCTGAAGTTAGCAAGAAACTTAAAGCAGCAGAGTCTCAGCCTCCTGAACTCCCTGGCGATAGTTCTTCATCCCACGGGGAAAAACCCCTTGATATCTCTAAGTTGACCGAAGATGAGTTTAACGCCCTTCCAGAGGCTACTTTAAAACGGTTACGCGGGGATATATTTTAAATAGTCGAGGGTATTATGGCTTCCAAGAAAGATCCAAGACTTGAAAGGGCGGGGGTAAGCGGCTACAACAAGCCAAAACGCACCCCTAACCACCCAACTAAGTCGCATGTCGTTGTAGCTAAGTGTGAGGACGGCAAGGTAAAGACTATTCGGTTTGGGCAGCAAGGTGTTAGCGGGGCAGGTAAAAACCCTCGAACCGCTAAAGAGAAAGCTAGACGGGCGTCTTTTAAGGCTAGACACGCTAAAAATATAGCTAAAGGCAAATGTTCGGCGGCTTATTGGGCTGACAAAGTTAAGTGGTAGGAGGTATGTTGGGTGGCGTTAAAACCTTCCGACATGCACGAAGTCTATTTAGCCATACTTGAGTATACGCAGGGGCAGTGGGAGCTTGATGATGTTTTGTTCTTGGCTGAGATTATCTTTGATCTCTATGAGAAAGACCAGAAAGCAACCCTGTCCCTTATCACAAAGGAGCCTAAGTGATGCCTAATACGAGGGGAGAAGCCTAAAAGGGCCGCTGCTCATGCGAAAAAGTATAGAAAATAGTTTGCATAAACGCAGCAGTACAGCTAGTATTACTGTGTATTCGTCTATCTAAGCGATATTAGATCGAGTCGAACTCGTAAAACTCGCATTCCTCGTCTGCTAAAGACGTTAAACTTGCCGAGATCGCCTCTCGTTAATGAAGCGCAAAAACGCGGTCGTGCGATAAACGATATTTTTTCTGGGGGAGAGATACCCTCATTACTATTATTTTGCATTTTATTCGGAGGCTACAATGGCTTTAACTAACTTTGCTTCCTTGACTTCAGAGCAGTTAACTGCGTGGAGTCGGGATTTCTGGCGTGTTGCCCGCAACATGTCTTTCGTGAACCAGTTCGCAGGTTCTGGTTCTAACGCTATGGTTCAGCGTATCACTGATCTGACTAAGTCAGACAAAGGTACTCGTGCCGTAATCACCCTGCTGGCAGATATGGCAGGCGATGGTGTCACTGGGGATAACACTCTGGAAGGTAACGAAGAAGCACTTCGCGCCTATGACATCACCGTTGAGCTGGATCAGCTGCGTTTTGCAAACCGCATCGCAGGTCGTCTTGCCGATCAGAAGTCTGTCGTAAACTTCCGCGAAACCTCTCGTGACGCTCTTGCTTATGCAATGGCTGACCGTATGGACCAGCTGGCCTTCTTGACTCTGGCTGGCGTTGCTTACACTCACAAGACTAACGGTGCTCTCCGTGCAACTTCAGCCACCACCGGCCTTGAGCTGGTTGACCTTGAGTTTGCTAGTGATGTGTCTGCTCCTACTTCTAACCGCCACCTCCGTGTTAGCGGTAATGACTTAGTTTCTGGTGACACTACTGCTGTTACTGATTCTGACGTTATTAAGTATCGCCATATCGTTGATCTGAAAGCCTATGCCAAAGACAACTACATTCGCGGTATTCGTGGTGCTGGCAACGATGAGGTATTCCACTTGTTTGTTACCCCCCAGCAGATGGCTGACCTGAAGTTGGATTCTGACTTCCTGGCCAACGTCCGTAACGCTGGCGTTCGCGGTAGCAGCAACCAGCTGTTCGCTGGCTCTTCAAGCCTGATGGTAGACGGCGTGATGGTCCATGAGTTCCGTCATGTCTTCTCAACTGAAGGCGCTACCACTGGTACTTCTGCTGAAGCTGGCGATGCTGGCTACAAGTGGGGTGCTGATGCTGACGTTGTTGGTGCCCGTGCCCTGTTCTGTGGTGCTCAGGCTCTTGCAATGGCTGATATCGGTATGCCGGAAGTTGTCGAAGATACCTTCGACTACGGCAACCAGTCTGGTATCTCTATCGGTAAGATCTTCGGTCTTCGTAAGCCGAAGTATCAGAGCGATTACAACGGTTCTGTTGAGGACTTTGGTATTATCGCACTCGATACTGCCCAGTAAGACTAAGACCCCCCTCTTCGGAGGGGGGATCTTTTTTGCTATTAAAGATTAATTATGAGAATTACAACCGACAAGGATCTAAGGATTGCAACCACACACGGTTCAGTAGTTTTAGTCCAAGCAAATCAGATCAGAGAAGTTTCAGAGTCAATCGGCAGTATAGCCCTCCAAATGGGGGCCAAGCGTCTAGACGATACTGTAGAAGTAGAGATCAGGGCTAGGGACGAAGAAGGCCACTTTGTGGCTGATGACCCAAGCACTCCAGACGTAAACGAAGCCTATGAAACTGTAGAAGTAGTCAAAGACGAATTCTTAGAAACAATAGCGGATGCCATGCAAGATATACTTACTCTTGGCGATCCGAATGACTTCAAAGGGAATGGTGAACCAAAAGCTTCGGCAGTAAAAAAAGCACTAGGTCAGGATACAGATGCAGACCAACGTGCAGCTGCTTGGGCAATTGTCCTTGAGCGTTAACTATGACAGTAACAGTTCAGAGTGTTTTAGACAGAGCAGCAATTGTTCTGCAAGATACGGCAAACATCCGGTGGGCAGAATCTGAACTAGTTTACTGGGTCAACGATGCACAGCGCGAGATAGTTCTTATAAAACCCGATGCTAGTGCTACTAACACTACAATTACCCTAGCCACTGGCACTAAACAAGAAATCCCCGCAGATGGTAATAGACTACTTCGAGTAGTTCGTAACATGTCTGCGGCTTCCGGCGGCACTGGCGGCAAAGCTATCAGGATTGTTGACGAGGATATTCTGGATGTCCAGACTCCTTCTTGGCATTTACCTACCGTGACTGGCGATGCCACCCACGGCACAGTCGTGAAACACTTCGTTTATAACGAGCAGAACCCAAGAAATTTCTATGTCTACCCCGGAGTTAATGGGGATGCATATATAGAGATAGTATACTCGGCCAACCCAGCCCAAGTTACTGCTTCAGACAATATTGGCCTACCTGACATATACAGCACAGCTATTCTAAACTATGTTCTGTATATGGCGTTCATGAAAGATACCAACTACGCAGGTAACGCGCAGAGGGCTTCAAACCATTATCAATTATTCATGGCGGTAGTTACCGGAAAGGGGCAAGTAGATCAGATCACAACCCCTAATAATTCCTCACAAAGTGCTGCCCCCACTCAAATAGGTGGTTTCACTAGTGGCAATTAGATTCGATTCATTTTTACCCGAGGTTCTGTCCTTAGTTCCAGGATGCCCGGATCTGCTTGCTGTTAACGCACTTAGAAGCGCTGCTATAGAGCTTTGCGAAAAAGCAGATGCCTACCAGCTTGAGATGGACCCCATCACCACTATTGCTGGTATCTACGATTATGAGTTCGAGGTTCCGGCCTCGACTGCTGTGCATAAAATTCTGTGGGTAAGTTTCCTAGGCCAAGATCTAGAGCCAATTACAACGAAACTATTAGAACAGCGTCAGCCTAAGTGGCGCACCCGCGATGAGTACGGTAAGCCCGTTTACTATGTCAAATTGTCCAGCGAGCAGCTTCGCATCGTGCCGGTGCCTAATGAGACAGAGTCCCAGAGCTTGATTATAAATGCCTCTCTGAAACCAACTCAGTCTGCTAGTTCCCTAGATAATGACTTTATGAATGACTACAAAGACACTTTGGTCAATGGAGCTGCTTTTAGGTTGCTCAGGCAACCATCGAAAGAGTGGACAGATTTTACTGGTGCTCAGATCTATGGGTCGTTATTTAACGAAGGCATAATGAGTGCCTCGAGAAGAGCTAACAATTACGATATGCCTATATCGAGGAAGGTTAAATATGGAGGTTACGCAGGTTCCCCTGTTCAGAGAAGAAGAAGTAACTACCGCAGATATTAGAGAGCATTGGCATTGGGTTCGCCAAGGCATTGAAGAGATTTTAGAAGAGCATAAGCATCTAACCTTTATCCCAGAAGATGTTTACGCAGAGTGTAAGGCAGGCAGGGCGCTGCTCTGGGTGGGTCCAGAAGTCTGGGCAGTAACTACCGCAGAGCAGGATCAGTTCACAGGCGCTCAGACTTGCCTTATCTGGTTGATGTGGAGCAGCAGTAAAAGCACCCCAGCCATATTTAAGTATTTAAGAGTTATGGAAAACATAGCGGCAAAGTCTGGCTTCCAAGGCATTGAGGCTAGAACGCCGTTAAAAGGTCTTGGGAAGAGTTTAGAAAGAGCGGGATGGTCTTTAGACCACATAGTGTATAGAAAGGAACTGTAGATGAGTTCGAAACCTAAAGCACAAGATTACCAAGCATCTGATTCTGAGAAAGCGTCAGCTAGAGTAGCACTTCAGGAGAAGCAGTACTTCAATGAAAAATACGCACCTCTTCTGCGTAAGATGCGTGATACCGCTAAGAATTATGATGCCGCACAAACTCTGCGAGGCAGAGCTAGTGCAGACACCGCACAGGCTTTGTCTGGTCCCAGCTATCAGAGAACCCAGAGCTTAGGTAGTGCTGGTGATTATGCGAGTGCTTTGCAGGGTCAGTTAGCTCAAGCTAATACCGCCGGTAAAGATATACAGAATAAGATGGCTACGAACGTGTTAGGCACTGCGCGTGGCCAAGCTGCTGACGCTCAAACCGGAATGGCTCAGGCTTCTAGGATGGCTACAAGTGACGCTTTAGAGAGGGCCAGAAACAAACAGATGGTTGCTGATGCAAAATATCAGGCTGCTGGGCAGGTTATAGGCAGCTTTGTTGGGCAGGGACTCGACAATATGGGGACGCAGGCAAAAGATCAGGATGGAAATGTGGTTCAAGGCACTTTCTTTAGCCCAGTGGGTTCTGATGCTAAGAGGCGTACTGGCTTTAGGGAGCGTCTTGGCTATTCTGGATTTCTAGGGAGGTAATTCATGGCTTACGATCTAGCAACTATGCCTATGGGACCAGGAATGCCAAGTGGCGGTATGAACACTACCAATATGACTGGTGATCCTGACAAGATGTATGCTGGCATCACCCAGAAAGAATTTAATGATTACATTAAAGACTATCGTGGTTTTGAGGACGAGCTAATTGCAAAGTCACAGAGCGATACCTCTTTGATTGATCAAGCTAGTGATGATGCGCTACAGGCCCGAAAAAATGCTGCTGGGATGGCTAGGCGTAATGCTCAGCGGTACGGGGCGGGTTATACCCCTGCACAGCTACAGGAGGCTAGGAGAAGCTTACAGCGGGCTTCTTCTCTTGGTAGCGCTGATGCATTGAACAATGCTCGAATAGCGCAGAGAGAGGCTAATACGGCCCTTCTAAGCGATCTTATAAACATCGGTCAAGGCGTAAACAGGTCTTCTTTAAATCAGCTCGGCAGCGCGGCACAAGACGCGCAGAGCAGGAGACAAGCTTTTGAGGCAGCTAAAGCAAGCAGCAAAGCGCAGACTTACAGCTCGATTGGTAGCTTAGCCTCAGCCGCAATTTTCGCATTCGCATTTTAAGGAGCAAGCATGGCTACTTTAGCTGACGGACTTTTAGCTGGTTTCCAGGGTGCTCAAGCCCTAGGCCAGCAGCGCTTTCAAAATGATCTTGCTCGTGAACGCATGGATATGATGCAGCGCGATCAGAGAATGAGAGAAGAGCAGTTAGCTCTGCAACAAAATCAAGACAGAAGGGCTGCCGAAGAGTGGGGGATAAGAAAACAAGGTTTTCTTAATGAACAAGATGCCCAAACACGGGGATTCCAGCTTCAAGATAATCAGAATTTTACTGCCGGTTTAAGTCGGCCTTTT